CACCAGTGCCGTTTAAACTGTTTAGTGGAAGTTAACCACCACAACAGAATTAAACTATTGCAATGGTCAATCGACCATTAAACTTCCCCCTGGGTAATATCAAATTGATATTACACGAAGACAGACGTATTTCTACGCCTGCACCCACCTCCAACGATGTTTCAAAGTGAAACGTCGCTCACTGACTTCTAAATGACCAACAGGCCTCCCAAGTAGGGGGACGTGAAAGAATTTTAGAAGTGCAGCATAACCGTCAATCGGATCACTTACACGTGTAGATGATCTGACTAGGCTCTTTACTTCAAACCTATGAAGATTAGAGTTCCACTTCGTGGAAGATCTAAGATTCTGACGAGTATGCCAACCAAGGCAACCAGCCGAGAAGGAAACGAGAGGCAACGCCTTTCGAAGCGTTGATTCTACGAATCCTTTAAGGTAAGTCGAGAATGAGTAACGACCAGATAACCAACATTGGTTACTGACCGAAACAAAATTCTCTAAAGCCGAGGCAGTGAAGGAAGTAACATCTGGCTTGTAGCGAAGATACACAGGGGTTACATCGTAACCCATGAAGTAATCTTTGCCGCAACTTTCTCTAAAGTTTCCTGTCGAGAAAGACTTGTCTTGGTTGACTTTAAGACCAAAGCAAGAAAGCCAGTCAACTACCTTGGTGTAACTGCGAGATCGTACGATAATATCATCACCGTACACTCTCACAGTTCGAGCAGCCGCTTTAATTTGCCTATAGGTAGGGACATAGTCCCTATCATAGAGTGTAGCAGCGATTGATAAAATCGCAAACACTATACTCTGAATAGGAAAAGTTAAAGCGTTCCCCATACCGGCGAACTTTCTGAGTTCATTGTCATTTCCGGCAATGAATCCAGAACGACAATCGAGCGCCATAGCTAAAAACTGTGGCTTCGTCTGAAATACTTTCTTGACCAGTTCAAGGCCAAGAAGGTCACTAGCAGACGAGAGATCGATAGTCGCATATTCACCAGTAATGGAGCCGACCTTAGCCAATTTCTGATTTGGCGTTTGGTCGTCAAGTGTAAGGCACTCACTAAGAATAGGATTCGAGGAAATCTCTTCCCTCAACATCGTATTCAAACCTTGTTGAACAAATTGATTCAACATCGGTTCAATAGTGATCGTCCTTCGCGCGACAGATGTCTTTGCGACGGAGATAAGCCTAGCACTATTGCTCGAAGGATGTAAACGAGGGATAAATGGTATGGGATCTTTGGAAAAGCTCCAGAGATCGTAACCCATATTCATTAATCTATGGTCAAATTCAGAAAGACCAGAGTATAAAGCTAACCATTTCTGGTTAGGCTTATACTTCTCGCTTACACTTCCCGGACCATGCTTACACTTCTGTTCGGAAAACATGGAAAGTTCCATGTGAGCCAAACAAACGCGTGAGACATGCTCAAGAAAACGCAACTTACCCTGATGCAAATCAGGGATAGCGTTGTCATGGGCAATGAACCCAAGTTTAGCTTTTCGATCAAGAGAAATCTCTTGGTCTGAAGTAGACTTGAGTTTCCTAAAGAGGAATACCAATTCACGGAGCGTTTTAACACACTCTATTGATGGATTCTTCAATAGGAGTCCGGTTTCATCGTCAAAGATATTACTCGTCAAACCCCAGAGAAATTTGGGGAGAGATGATCCTCGGTTTCGAGAGAAACCAGGAAAAGGAGTAACGTAACCAGCGGCAAGAGAAGAGTCAAGTCTCTTACCGAAGGCTACGAGGGCATGGCTGACAAAGCCATAACCCTCTTCTTCGACGCGTAGCTTGATCGTAACGAAATCACGATCAAGTCCCTTCACACCTTGGTGGAGCCTCTGAATGTCATTCAGAAGGCTCCGGAGAGTGGATAACAGGCTTTTCATCAGTTCCTCCATGAGGTAGCTGATCCTGCGCCATGTTTCCAAAATCCCTTATATTATTGGCTTTATACTCGTAAAATACGAGTATAGACCAAATTAATATAAGCAACAGAAATAAAAGAGCAAAGACGTGATTAGCTCTCATAGAGCGTCAGTCCTGCCTTAACTTCTGCTGTATTTGCTGCTAGAATATCATCCAACAGTTTGATCAGGGCCACTTTTTCGGCCGCGGTCCAACCGTAAGGAGGGATACTCATGCTTAGAGAGATGGAAGCAGATTGCTTCGACGTCAACCCCGTATAAGGGGAAGTCGCATCTTTCGTCTGAGAGACTTTAAGATAATGCCTCTCAGCCTTACTCCCATTGTCGAGTGGGTTCGAATGCGTAAAAACGAGGTTAAAATTATTAACAGCGTCAAAACGAACAGAACCAACTCCATCCTGCTGAATTATTTTAAAATTCAGAGCAGGAGTGGGAGAAGAAGCAGAAACGGCAATAGGATTAGAAAACATAGCTACACTCACAGTTGAGAAAACCACCGAGCGGAATGCTAAGTGGCATTAAGTAAGAAGAGACATCTCAACTTACTTTTTAGAAGTGGACTTGTTGCCATACTTAGCAACAAGTGCACCTATAATCGACGTCTGATAGTCGGTCAATGACCCTCTACCATAAGTCGAATCCACACCAGGCAAGGATAACCCGTCCTTTCGTAAATGATAACGAAAGGAGAACGTCGCAGAACGCGACGACGATTCGATCCTCGTATCCGTAAAACCTACGGGCGGAGATCCTTCCGAGTATCCATCACTTGCTACGCTCTTTCCTTGAAAAGAGGCATTGACCTCGCCCTTCGAAACGAAGGAAACGAGAGCATAATTGATGATAGACTTGTCGAAAGCGATTGCATCAATAATATTGAGGTAATCGCCAACGCCAGTAAACCAATCAATTAACCATGTCCAAGGGACGATGTTGAACACGTCCTCTGGAGTAGGTACGCCTGTACCCCATTTTCGAAGAAGTAAATCACTTCGAAGTTGAGGTATATCCGTCAGTGGTAGAGGTACGTTGCAATTCAAAGCGCAACGTAATTCTACTGAGTGACTACCTTTTGAGTCAAAGATAGGCTCGAAAGACTCATCACCGATGGAATAATCAAAGGATAAAGGTGGGCTGCTGCTAAGATCTTCCGTAAACCGAATACGGCTATGGAAGGTCGTCGGTTTACCAGCTCTATCAATGAGATGATTAATCTCCTTGTTGATTTGAGCAGGCAAATCGAGCATGCGTCGAATGGCCTGATACGTAGATTCCCAGCCGAACTTGTATGCTAAATACGAGTTCCCTGCGAATTCAGCCGAAAGGGCTGCTTTACCATTTGACCGGTAAAGTCTACGGAAGAATTCCGCGGATTGCCTAAGTAAAGAAGGCAGTTCACGAAGTTCTGCGATATTATAGCTTAGATTGAATCGTCTATGAGTTGGTAGCGCCTTAGCTATCAACTCTAATGCTCGACTCTCGATAAGAGAGTTGGCATCAGATCGATACGATGCAAGCCATGTATCGTGGTCACTCTTCACAATGCGAGCTGCTGGTTCCGTATACCCCCAGTGGATATGTTCACGATAATAGTTATTGGCATCCCAGAGACCCGGGATGTCAACGTGAACACGGGATGTAATACCCAAGCGACTCTTGTTAAAGGCCGGACTAGAGAGTTTCGGAGCATAAAGCTCAAATTCTCCCTGAGTATCGTCCTTTTGACGAGTTCGTCGACTTGTGTCGTACAAGAATCCACGGATCTCTTCTTGCGGGAAAATCTCGTAAGAAGTATCCATGAAAACGGTATGATAATTGTCGTCATGTGAAAAGGCGGCTAACCAATGGGTTACCCACCAATCCCTGATGTCATGCTCCTCTTTGCGGGAATAATACCTGCGTTGAAAGAGTATGGCATCTAGTTCACGACGACGATTAATCGGAGCGACATGTGTAGGTATGAACTTGAGTTTCTCAAGTGGATCTAAAGCATATGCGATAGAACCCATAAGAGAAGGCCCAAGAATATCATACGCAAGGCGCTCCACACCAGTAGCCTTGGCAGCTAATTCTTTAGCACGATCACGATATATGTCTATATGGTGATCGTAATCTAATGACGCCAACTTAGCGTCAAGAGATTTGATCCATTCTTTAAATGGATTAGCCAAAGAAATCTCCCTACAAGGTGTGAATGGGCTGTTAGTGCAAAACACTAACTGTGCTGGCCGAAGGGCCA